CGTCATCGTCATCGCGGCGCCGGTCGCGCGAACGATCATCGTCATCATCATCGCGGCGGCGGCGAGCGTCCCTACGATCCCGCGAACGCCGGTCATCATCGTCATCGCGAGAATACCTGTCGTTATGATGACGGTCCCGCGAACGCCGGTCATCATCGTCGTCATCATCGCGGCGCCGGTCGCGCGCTTTTAAACGCCGTTCAATATCACCCAAACGATTGTTAAGACCTTCTAACGCGAGCTGTAAGAGTTCTTCATTAGTTTCAGACATGGGCTCTGTTTCCTGATCTTGGGTAAAATGAGTTTTATTCAACGCGTCTTTAAGATGCTTTAAAGTTTCATTAAGTCCAGCCATTTTACCGTTCCTAAATTTTGGCTTGCCCGAAAGGCAAAAATCCCTTAAATGCAGCGTATCCTCGTCCATGATTGCGCAGCGCGGACCACACCGGCCATTCTCGACAATCGCAACATGGTTAATGATTATTCCAGTCTGCCGGGCATAACCGGGCTTAATTTCGTCGTAATCCGCGTCGTAACCGCAAGAAAGCTGAACTTTGCCCGATTCGATTAGTCTTATTGCTTTTTTATCTTTAATTAAAAGATCGGCAACTAAACAGTCTTTCTTGGCTCCGCTGCCCCGGCGCGGGTGTAAAATAACTCCTACTTCTAAGGCCCGCCAGTTCTCTGGCGAAATATCTTGGCCTTCGGCGGGATGATTATTACAAACGGACTTCCCGTTGGCGCTCGCAATCGATTCTGGCGCGAAAACGTCTTCATCATAGCGTACAACGGTAACTAAGCCGTCTTCACCCGCCGTTACCGGGACCTCATCCGCCTTGTAAAGCATGGTCCCGGTACGCGATAGGGTTGCTTCCTCACAAAGCAAATAGCCCTCAGGCGTATACGATCTATGCGCGGATATCGTTTCTATTGTGTAGAAACGCAAAGTACTTTTATCCGTTGTATCGGCAGTTTTATCTACTGCCCTACGGATTGAAACTTTTGTAGCTTTTGTTAAATCAATTTGTTGCGACATAAATTATTGACCGGGCACGCTCGCGCCGATGCCGGTTTCTACGTATAACTGGCAAGCTGGACTTGAACAAGTACAAGTCCCAACGCAAAGTGCGGCTATATACGTATAATGCGTTGCGGCGAAAGGCTGCAAATTATAATTTCCACAAGTCCCGCCTTTTAACCAACTGCCATTAGCCGCTGTAACCGAAATCGTATTCACTGTCCCAAAGGCTATATAAGCGTCATCTACGGTAACCGTGCCTAAGTTACAAATACGCGCAATCAAACCCGTTGTAGGGAGCAGCGTAGCGGCCGATGTGGTGCTAAATGTAATGTTTGAGCCGCGCCCGTAACTCGTCCACGCCTGATAAGACGGAAGGCCACCGCCGTATTGAGCGTTAGCAGAAATTGAAATAATATTACTAGCTATGAAAATTAAGCCTAGTAATGTATAGAGAAACTTGCGCATTAAATTTTCTCGTTAATTCAATTTCTGCTTTTTTAAATCTTACTGCTCTTCCCACTTCATAAAGCAGTTGAAGGTTTCAGAGTTGGTGCCAACCGTTAGCGAATTCAAGCCTAAAGTCTCGGTTGCGCTGTTCAAGATCAAGTCTTGATCATCGTTAACGCCAAAAACCCAATCGAACGTCGCAGGCTGCGAAGTGTTCAGAGGCAAAAACAACTGAATTATACGCACCGTACCGACTACAGTTCCCTTACTTGTTGGGGCTACCGTGTATGAGTTAACGGCCGCCGTGGCTGCAATCTGCCCGCTATCCATCGGAACAAGGGTCGCAACAACCGGAGTTCCGCCCGTATCAAGCGTGCTGCGCTTAATCAGCGAAATCGTCTCCAACTGCGCTGTCGTGGCGACGGTGCCCCAGCACGCAATTTCTTTTACGTGAATTTGATTTGAAGCGCTTCCCGTAATCGTTGACCAATCTTGCGCGGCGGTTGTGGCTGTCGAAACGGCAAACGCAGAGCTATAAGTACGCTTGCGCTCCGTATAATTCATATGAAATCGATCTTCCGTAGTGCCGGAAAGACCGATTGTTAGTGTGTTTGAACCAGTGAGCGTTACCGCTGTAACGTTCACGCGTACTTGGCGAAGTCCAGTTGACGAAAAACAATATAAACCGGCCTGCGTGACATTTACAAGGCGGATGCCGTCTTCCGGGTAAAAGTGCGCGGATAAATTCGACCACGTGGAACTTGCTGCCGCCACGGTAAGCGGTGAAGTTGTACCCTGGATCGTTGCGGCCAAGCCGGTAAAAGTTCCGCTAAATTGCAAACACAGCGTAGCCTGATTTTGAACGCTATACGCGGCCGTTGGCGTAGAAGTCGAAACCGTGGCGGTATACGTGCCGAGCGTAAAAGCAACGCTGGGAATATAAGTTGGCGTCTGTACTGCGGATTGCGCCAAAACACCCGAAGGGTTGAAACCGCAAGAAAACGCCGCCAGTGCGATAAGCGAAGCAGTGAATAAGCGACTAAACCATTTTTTCATTGATTAAAATTCCTTGTACACTTTCGTAGTAAGCTGCCAAGCATTGTTGACTTTTGCAAATGTGAAATCTACGGCCAAACCGGCAGCGGTAGCCTCATCTAAAAGCTCACAAACACTTTTAAGCGCCGGGGCTAGTTTAGATTTAATGGCGTCCGCTGTGATCTGTAATTTTTCAAATTGTTCGGCTTCGGTCATGTGTTCTTTTGGGGCTGGTATTTGGCGGGTAAGATGGGTTCAGCGAAGCAGCGGCAATTGTAAATGCAACCGGGATGAGCCCGGCGATTTGCGCGCTTATCAGCTATGGGAGGATTGGACCATTGGAATACTTGGCCCTCTAGCGCTTTGTGATCGTTCCTAACTTGTGGGTCGCGCACCGTGCGCCATATATAAGAGTCAGAACCGATCCACGTCGCACGGGCTTCCTGAATTACCGCGTGGGAGCGCGAAATCTCAGTTCGAGCGATTAAAATTGCGCTATTCTGCGCAACTTCCTCGGAATTCATAATTTGTTCCGAAACTTCCTTAGCCCGTGCGCTTGATTCAGTAGCAGCCTCGAAAGCCAAGTTTTGCGCCCGTTCTGCGGCGTCTAGCGGAATAGAAGTAATTAACTCAACTTGTCTATCGCGTAATTCTTTAACAATCCGGCCCATGGGCGCGGTGCGCAACTCTTGCTGCATCGCAACGGCCATGTACTTGGCGTGTTTCATCCAAGCTTGCTCATCTTTATGAGCAACGTCTGCTAGCATTTTTTCGCTAACAGATTGAGCCCAAGGCTTTAAAATATCGGAATAATTTTTCAAAGTTGCGGCTATAATATCTTCCCTACCAGCTTCGTACAAGTCGGTTATAAATTTCCCAACTTGCCGCGCGATAGATCGGAGAGACCGCGAATAAAAAGCTTCGCTACGCCGTATACGTTCCCAATGCTGCCTAGCGCTTTCTGCGGCGCTAGGCACTTTTTTAGCATCAAAAGCTGCGTGCGTGTGAAGCTGTGAAGAAGACAGCGATTGAGGCATTAGCGTTGCCTGTAATGCCTCACGGCTTATCAAAACAAAAGGTAAGCCTACTTCGCCGATAAAGGATTAAAGCGTTGGCAAAATAAAACGAGATAATCTTTACAAGGTACAATCATTTTAGCCAACGCTTCGCAAGAGCTGTGACATTTAAGCCACAGCATACCTTGTTTGAGCCAGAGGCAAAACGCGCCAAACTAAAGGGCTCAAGAATGATTAAATCACGAAAAGCCCGATGGCGTCAAGCTGGATTACGCCCGCACGGTGAAAAAGTTTGGGTCTTCCTCATCGATTGACCAACGCTCCTGAAGCGGCGTTTGCTCGCCAATGTCCAAATCCCATAAACCGCCGAGTTCAGTAAAATCGCCTAAATCTGGCATCCCTTCACTTTCGCCGTCTTTCGTACCGATCTTCGTTTTAACCGCACCAATCAATTCAACATCAAGCGTGTTTGTATCCGGGTTCCATTTTTTAATTTTCATTTGCATGCCCCGCGTAACCAAAACTTCCTTTTCATGTTTATGCTCTGATTGGCTCGAAATGTCAACACAACCTTTGCCCCCTCCGGCCGCACGGATCAAAATCGGTTTCCAACCTTTCGCGAAACTTTCCGAAGAAGAGAAAGAACCGTAACCCGCGTCGCTGATAACAGTGCCTTCCTTGAATCCGCTGGTTTGCGCTTTAAGCGCGTTCATTACATTAACGCTGATTCCCCGATACATAGGCTTTTTAAAAGCCCCATTATCTAGGATTTCGTCTAAATAGTGCACAGTTTCCGTTAACGCTTCAGCTTCTTTCTTAGAAAGGCCATTATTGCCCTCCCGCAAAATACGATTAATCGCGTCGTAACCGCCATCCGTGTAATACTTCAATGCCTTTTTTTGTTGAGGCGTTGGGCTAGTGATTTTAAATGGCTGAGGTTTAACAGCTGGATTGTTGTATGTCGCCGTTGAGCCTATTTCCTTCACATACTTATCAATCTCAGCCTGTAGCTTAACCGGGTCCTGAATGCCGTAAAAGCCAATCATACCCAATACATGGGCTTTCGCTTGAAGCGCCCATAGCTCTTTCTTAAGCTTCCATTCGTCTTTCTTAACCGCTGCCTCAGCCTTATTTTTTTCCTTAGTTTCTAATTCAGCCGCCTTCTTTTTTTCCTTAGTTTCTAATTCAATAGCCGCCACTTGTTCTTTTGTGGGGAAATCAATTTTAGAAATAAAGGATTTAATTTCTTTCAGTTCCGGAATATTTATAAACGGATTTAAGCCTTTTAAATCTTTAGGGTTTTCCGGCTTCCAACCCTGAGAAGCCGCGAGCAGGGCCATTAGTTTAGCGTTCGTGGCTTTCTTGTATTTACCCTCAACGCCTTTCTCAAGTCCCAATTCTTGCACCTTAGCATAAAGCTGCGATTTTAGCGGCGCCTTCTTTTTTGGGGGCGCGGCAGGCTTTTCAGTTTTCTTTGTAACGCTTTTAGATTTTTTAGTCTTAGCTTTGCTGGTTCCACTGCTACCCTTTTCAGTAAACTCGCCCTCCTTATTTCTGGGATGTTCCGCTTCAACAAACTGTTTATCGTTAGCAAAGCCCCTAACACTTTTAAATTCATGATTTTCTGCCCAATTTTCGAAAGCCTTAGGAGCCAATCGTTTTCTTGCTAATTCAATCCGAGCGTGTGCAGCTTCCTCCAAAAAAGTCTTGAATCGCGGCAATAAAGATTTAAATTCTTCCGCGTCTTTTCTATCAAAAGCGCCGGTTAAATCCCTAGAAATATCAAAAGCGTCTTTAAGAGCTATTTCAACGGGCGTCGTTTGCTCTTTATTCAAATCCAACTTCTTGGCCAGAAAGTCGATATCTTGCGTGGCGAACTCCATAAGGCTACGGAGCTTATCCGTGTTTTCATCGGCTTCCAATGCCGCTTGAACCTTATCAAGTCTTTCAGCGCGTTCCACGGCGCTAAAAATATACGGCTCGGACTCGCTCAGCTGCATTGCGTAATGCTCGCCGCGCGCGCCTTCGGGAAAAGCACCGCGTAATTTTTTAGCGCTACCACCGCCACTCTCACTAAATTCACCCTGCGGATTACGCGGATGTTTGCCTTCTTCCCAAACATCAATCGCCGTGCCTCTATTGTTCAACAATGGAACAATTGGCTTTGTTAAATCAGCGCGGGCTTGCCAGTGCGCAAAATCTTTCAAAGCAATCGTTAAAGAGTAATTTCCAGCGCGGCGGCCATAAGATTCCTCGTAAACTCTTAATGCATCTTTGATAGAATTAAAGCCCAACATAACTTTTAATTCTTCGAAATCACCTTCCCCGTCATTGTGATTTAACACGTAAGCTTCTGTCGCCGTGAGGTCATCACCAACAAAACAATCCAACTCATCGCCGTCCGTAGCGAGCGCATTGCAGATAAACCCATACCGGCAAGGCCAATCCGGACCGTCTTCCCAACGCTTTTCGCCCTTGTTGCATTCGATCACAACAGGTAAACCAAAAAGCGTAATCATAGGTGTTTCGTCGCGAATAATCTGCGTGATTCGTTTCATGGAAACTAACGCGCGGCTTATATCAAACGAATCTTTAGATTTTTTAGGTTTATCGGCACCCGAAGGTGCAGAAAGCTGTTTCGGCGACTGCTTAACTTGTTGCGGGGCGTTTACTTTTTCTAATTTAGAAAGTTTAGGGGTTAAATCCTCTAACGCGGCTTGCGGCGGTTCATTTTCAGCCTCTTTTATTTCCTCATCGGTAATATTGGTCCAGCGGTTCGTGTAACGGCCTAACTGCCGTAGCTCAAGCAACGCTACCGCCTTAGTTATTACGCCAGTCGAATACGCCTCCAAAATTGCCCGCGTGTCCCTATCGAATACGCCTGATTTTTCCTCATCGCTTAATTGATAAAGGGACCGGAAATTAAAGCCGAATTCGTCGGGTTTAATTTTTATATTTTCAGATCGGGCCGTTAAGATGCAGATATTTGTGATCGGAACCCTGTCATCACGCTCTTGGCCTTGCGCCACACCTTCATAATAAGTCCGCAATTCAGAGTCACCGTTTGAGCCGAGCCCACCCGGCGATTGACCGAATAAGCGCACGAGCGGCATTTGTAGCGCGCCCGCGAGCTGTTGGCCGAGCTGCAATAAAGCCTCAGATATGCCGGATGAAATGTTAGAATTAAACGTAACGTATTCGTCCGTGCTATCGATAATTGTTATGCCTTCATTAGACTGCCTCCGGCGCATATCCTCCATAAACCGGATGAAGCCCTGCAACAGCTTGCCGCCGCCGGCCTGAATTTGCCGGTATTTGTCAATCTTTATAACTCTGATGTGCATTTTATGAATATACTGCGCTATACCAGAAGTCGCGGAATCAAACGCAACTAGTCTATCGTATAGACGTTCTAAAACGCTAATACCCCAAAACTGCTCTAAAATAGCCTGATAGAAAGGTAATTCAACCCCAATATGACGAATTACCCTAGTATAGTGTATTTTTTGCCCTCTTAACATCGGAGCGTCATTATTTACGATGTAATACTTAGGCATGCCCAAATCGGGGCCATACGCTTCAACTAAACCGTCTTGATTAAGCGTAGGCTGTACCTGCCAGCGGTCTAATACCGCTAATCCCTTAAATTGGCCAGTTCCTACAGTATCAATATCGAGTGGAGTGTCCAAGCGCTGCCCGTCTATCAAATAGACGCCAATTGCACCCCCATATAGTTTACCCCACTTCTTCAACCGGGCATAACTCTTCCAAATCCCCTTTGCAACAAGCGCATTTTGTAATCTAGCTGTGTCTTTGGGCGATAAACTATGAATTTCGATCCCGCCGCGCACCGAATCTTCAGCAGAAACGTCAATAGCAACGCCGCCTAACCAACTGCCCCTATGTATCCACTCCAATAATACGCGATAACGCGTAATAGGATTGAACCCATAAGTGGAATTTGACAGCGCGTTATCCGTACCCTGGCCGAGCTGCAAATTAAAATTCATATAATTATCGACCGTGAGTTTATTTTCACGGCGCTTTTGACGGGCTAACAACCGCTCAGCTTTCTCTTGGCCCTCAATAGTTTTTTTATAAACGCGCGTTACCATGACTTTTTACTTTTTAATGAGTTAAATCCGAGCTGGCCGAATTGCCGTGAAACTCGTCTTCTGCAACTATTTCAAGAAAATCTTCAATTGAACTTTCTAAAGATAGGGCAACCAACCCACCTAAAGATTGCCCAAAAGACAACGATTTGCCTAACGCGCCTTTTTCTTTAGCCATCCGCTCCATACTGCGGAGAGTATTTCTTAAATTTTCGTCCAGTATAAGCTCCAATGTTACCACGTCGGTCGTGGGCTCGGAGCTAAAACAAACTCTGACTTTTTTATGCCTTACGGGTTTTCCGCTCATTTAAGTTCACCCCGATGTTAACTTTAGGCGGCCATAGATTAGCGTCGCGACGTTCCGTGAAATTATTCATTAGCTCAAATTGGGACGGGCAACAGTCATTATAATCCAAGGTTAACTCGTCACCCGAAGGAATATCCCGCAACGCGATTAGAACGTCATAGTAAACGTCGAGCGTACCCGGCAGCCTAAGCGGATTTGTATAGGCCAAATTGGGCTTGGACGAATGATTAATGAAGCGCCCATTGTCATGAAAAAGCGTGTAGTAATCTTCTGCCGCGAAGTGCTCGTCAAATACACTTTCAAACATAAAAGCGTAGTGATCTATAACATTTCTTGTTATAATAGTTGCGTCCCGATAAGCCACGGACGAAAACTTAACGTCATACAAATTATGCCGATGACAAACCATCGTGCATTGTGCTATATCCTGCCCCGCGAAAAGCCCAAGCCGATGGAGTTTGGAAGGCCCAATAAAGGTTTCGACCGTAAGCATTCTAAAAGCTCCCAGTTAGAGCGTATTTTAGCGCCCGCTCAATATCCGCGATAATTTCGGGGGTAGTTTCAACTTTAACATTTTCTAAAGTATTATTGAAATACATGAACGGCGTGCGGCCTTTCCGCCCGATAAAGCGCAAAGAATAAATTTTATTTTTCTTCCGGTCAAGGGCAGTCTTTAACTTTGTCATGCCGCTTCCGCCTGCGCTACGGGGCCTTCGCCAAGCTTGGCCCATACTTCAAGTGACCCGTTCCCGGCGAACGTCAAAATTAGTGCGTCGGCGAAGTCCGGCGAAGAAAGGCCCCGCTTCGCCATCGCGATTTTCCGTTCCATAACTACTTTCCCTTTTTCATTCGAGCCCTTCTTGGGCAGCGATAATTCGGCCGCGAGCTGCATTGCTTCGGGGCCTTCATCATCATCCGGCAAGGAAATGCAATCCTCTATCGGATGCTTTATCCCGTTGGGCTTGCCCTCCAAATAAAGCACTAACTCATACGTGCACTTGAACCGTTCCCGGCCTATACCCCACAATTCAGCTTTTAAATTTGCGAATTTTTCTTTCGAAGTTTTGCCGTCTCCCCAAGTCGTATCCGAAGGCTCAAGACCAGTATTAACCGGAATGGTCAAAATATCATCTTGCTCGTTATGCAGCATCGCGTCTAAAACGCCGCGTCCAATTGCGACGCTATCGAAATATAGCACCTTAGAGCTGCAAATCTCGCCGTTTTGATTAATCAACTCGGTTTCAGCCACCGCTTCCAACATCCGGGAAGCCGTTTCAATCGTATCAGGGTCTTTCCACGCTCTCGGCACTGTAACTACAACGCCGAAGCGCGTTATGACCGTGGATTTGCTCTTCCCACCGCCAACGTCGCCGCCAGAAATCCCTTGTGTGGAAGGATTGATTTTGACAAGACGCTTTAAACGCTTTGCGGCGTCTACATACTTGGCCGGGATGCATATTCCCTCTACGGACGCCGAAAAATCTAGCTCATGCTCGCTTGCGAATATATGCGGCTCTAAGCGTTTTTCCTCTTTAGCCAGCCAAACGGCATCCTTGCGGGGATCATCCTTATAGTGCATAATAAAAATTTGATCGGGCCGAAGCTTCCCACCAAATCGTTTTCGGGCAAACAAATTACCCATGCCATTAACTGTAGAACCCCAAATACGCGTCTTAGCGTTTGCAGAAGTTGCTGCGTCAACTCTATCAGCTTGCTCAATGAATGCCGCCTCATCGATAAAAAACATGGTTGAGCGGCCCGCCCGCCCCGCTTCTTCGCCCGCCGCGCCAGATATAACATTTCCATTTTCCGGGTTAACGATGCGCATATAAGAGTCATGCGTGCCAAATTTGAAGCCATAAGGTAACATCCAGGGCGGTAAGAATTTTAAAAGTTGTCTTCCTTTCTCGAATAGCGATTTAGGTTCCCCGATTTTATCAACGTTATCCGCCAAGTTTGCTGTGAACGTACTAACAAAACCGTCGAAATAAAGCCATTTATGTATCGCGTAAGCCATCGTGCACCAGCTATAGCCCAACTCGCGGCCTTTGACGCACAACCCGTCTTCTTGATTTACGTAACTTTTCTCAATAAATTTGATCAGTTCAATTTGCTTCGGAAAAAATTCAAATGGAAGCCACGCGGAAAATTCAGTGCCGGTATTCTGCGGATTAAAAGTAAAAACCCAATAGTGCGCCCAATGAAAAAAATCCTGTTTGCATAACTGGTTTTCAAATTTTATAAAAGTAGGATTTTGGTCTATTTCGTTATAGCGCCGTAAGCGCGTCGCCATAAGCCGGTCGATATTGTCTTTATTCATGGCGCGCGGACCCGAAGGGTTATAGAGCTATAAATTGGTGAAATCGCCTAAATACGAAACGTCCAATTTGCTGTGCCCGTTCTTCAACGCCGCCGCTGCCCTATGATTGCCGTCAACTAAGACGTATTTGTTTTCGAATTTAAAAACTCGCGGTAAATCCTTCATGCTGCCAAGTTCAGCTTCGCTTTTATATTTTTTCGCTATCGCCTTAACTTTACTTACGTCAAGCGCCTCCTGTACAGAAGCCAGTTCCGACATTTTCACTGTCCGGGATTCGGGCTTCGGGCCTTTGCCTTTTACGGCGCGCTGGAAAGCTTCCTCTTTAAATTCAGCAATTTTATGCTGCGGAATGTTCAAAACCGGAAATACTCCAGAACTTAAACCGGAGCGCTTTTCTTTATTGGCCGGTCTAAAAGCGGCGGAGTGCCCGCCGCCGCTTTCCGTGAATTCGCCCTTATTATTTCTGGGATGCAACCATTCGAGCCAACCGGCGTCAGTTGCGCGGGTTATTCTTGAGATGATTTTTTTAACTTCTAAAAGCTCATCGCGAATATGTGTCATTTCGAAGAGGCCTTCTTTGGCTTAATATTGAAGGATTCAATCATGTGCTGCGGAATATCCGGCAAAACCATCGAAGCGCCCGCGTAATCGTGCATGCAGTAGGAAAAATACCGGATTGTGCCCGCAATAATCACGTACTGGCACTGCTGACTAGGTTCCGTGCCCCAGGTAAAACGGAAAGTTTTTTTGAATGTGGCTAGATTAAATTTATAATTAAAATTTTGATCCCCTTTGAGTTTTAAGGGCACAAAATGCAAATCATCGCAACCAATGCAATAATGCCCGATAGCCAGCGCGGGCGTTTTGCGCGTGACAAATTTTTTGCTAACCAAGAGCATGAGCGTTCCATTTCTCCCGCGTCAAAGGATACTGCAAGGATATCGTCTTCTAAATTGTGATCAATAGAAAAACAATCGCCTAGCCGCCTAGAAACTCGCGTTTTTTCAATGTCTTCCATTTACTTTT